CTCACCTTCGCCGACCTCCGGGCCATCCGGGAGCGTCAGCCCTGGAATCCCGACGTGCTCACCCTGCTATGGGAGGTGAAGCGCCTGCGCGCGGCCATGCTGCGCCTGCACCAGGTTTCGTTTGAACTGAAGCGGCCGGCCGGCCTGACGGGCGACATCTACGACGATCTGCTCGCGGCCTTGGCCAAGGAGCCCTGTGTGCTGGAGCGGGACCAGATGACAGCCGAGCTGCTGGAATCGCCGCGCAAGCTGCGCAAGGGGATGGCGCCGCGGTAGAAATAGAAAGACCACGCCCACCTCAAACACGGTGTCTCACCGCTTCCAGAATTCAAATGTAGTATACGAATACAAATTAACTCTTGAGCGTTTGAGCAATGAAACTTGTCAAATCGTGTCGCGCCGAACACAACGTCCGCAACGGCTCTCGAATACAACTTGGAACGTTGGACTATTACCGGCGGATATTAAATGAAGAGCTACGCGACGAAGGCGAGGCAACTCATGAAATCGCACTCAACATCCAAGGGCACTACCAAATGCCGCTTCCAATTTTCAACACACTCAATGGTGGCGTTTTTACGATAGGGCCATTCGATCCCAGAGGCCACGTCGGCTTCCCGTATGTCGAGCGAGCACATTTCGAGAGCCTGAAGATCATCACCACTAGTCGCACTCACGTGGATCTAGACTCACCTAAAGTTGTAATTCAGCGCCGTCATCCGGAAGGGTGGATTTTTTGCATGTCGACAGCTGAACAAGCCGGCGAGAAAATATTCAACGGCTACGACGATTATTGGGCGATACCCTTAGACAAGGCGAAAAACTTCGCGGCCGCCCTTGCAGCTGCGTTCAAGAAACAGTTTCGCCAAGAAGAAAATTACACAAAGTGGGTTAGCCCCGCGTTTGAAAAGGATTTGAAAAGTAGCCGCTGGCTTGACTCCTGGTTTCACGTGCAACACATGCCTGTTCTCTATGGCGATCGAGAAATCGTCATTCGGGATAATGATCCGGCGGCAATAGAGAAAGCACTTAACCAAGTCGCTAACATCGCATTCACAAAGCCATCGCGCTTCTCTAGTGAGCGGGAGTACCGGTTTCTTCTAAGCGTTTACGGCCGTACCGACAAAATGCCGCCAGACGCCTACAACACCTATACTCCGGCTTGCGACACCATTCTGCTAGAGGTGAATTTCGATGATTGCGAGCTAACTTGACGTTCCAACATGGCAGAGCCTCCGCCTTCAAGAGCATCAATCTTCGCTAGCCAGAAGCCCTCCGCTGTCGAACAAGCCTACCTGGCCTTATCATTCAGCGCGCGGATATATAGCTGCAGGCCGTTCACCTGGTCAGCCCATCCAGCAGCATCTTTTCCCAGCTGCTCATATCTTCCGACACACGCTCCAATAATTCCGATCCAGTCGGGGCCGGTTGCATCAGGTCCGCCGCCGGCGCTGGGAGTTTCGGCGCGCCGCTGGGCAAGCTGGCGCAGCAGCCCGTCAATCCGGCCACGCTGAACGGCAACAGTCTTTTCAGCAGCTTCTCGCGCCAGGACGGCGCCGCGGTGTTTAGCGTCAGCACGATCTCTTTCCTCCTGCCATGCCCGCTCAATGGCGGCCTGGCGCTTCTCGATTTCAGCCTGCCGGGCATCCCCGCCGGCGCGGAACTGGCCGGCGCCATACCAGCGCACGCCGACGATCGCGACAGCCAGAGCAGCAGCCCCGATCAGGTACGGCAACGCGGCACGCAGCAGCGGGCTCATGCCCGCCCCTTCCAGTCGCGCGGGATCTGGAAGTGCGGGCCGTCCTTGAACGACTTCCAGTCGCCGCCCCACTCCACCGGCACGCCCAGCTCTGCGGCGCAGGCCTTGACCACCGCGGCCAGGTCGGCGAAGGGCTGCCAGTTGTTCCAGGGAATCGCGCCGCCCACCAGCGGCGCCAGGTCGACGGCGTGGCCGAGTCCGTCCGCTTGCGGCAGGTGGTAGCTGGCCATGGTCTTGCTGGCACCCCGCGCGACGTACTCGCGCTGTTGCTCGACCGTGCGCACACCCTCCACCACCGTGAAGTCCACGGCCGTGCGCTGGATGGCCAGCTTCACGATCGCCACCAGGTCGGGATGGACGCCCGCCAGCCGCGTCAGGCTGCGCTGGGATAGTTGAAACGCGCTCATTGATTCGGCCTCCGAATGTGCTTCGCCGTCACCGCGGCGACATAGAAAGCGGCGGACGCAGCAAGCATCGCGTCACCCGCGCTCGCCCACCCAGCAACGAAGACGCGGCAGGCCGCGCCCGTAGCGGTGAGGCAAAGTGCCGACAGGCCGATGCGCTCCAGCGTGGTGTCCTTCACCGAGCGGGCGAATACCGCCAGCCCAGCGCCGCCGGCTACGACCAGCCAGCAGACGAACGCCAGCACCGCCCACAGCGTCAGATAGATAGAGCCGTCCATGTCACGCCCCTTTACCGCGCACGCGGTCGATCACGGCCTGCCACAGCGCGCCGATGGGCGCCGCCTGCACGGCCTCCCATGCGCGCGACACGATGGCCATGCCGAACATGCCGGTCAGAAAGCCAGCCAGGCCTTCCGGGATGCCCAGCAGCAGCGACAGATACGGCGAGGCGTAATAGGCCACCAGCGAACCACTGATGGCCATGCTGAGCCGCGCCGGCCAAGACCCCTGCAGGTAGCGCATGGAAATGGCCGCGCCGAGCACGCCGGCGAACTTTGCCGCAAGGGCGTCGAAGTCTTGGATGTTCAATCGCGTCCCCTATAGACGTAAAAAAGCCCCAGCGAAGGGGCACGATGCGAGTCTGGCTATCGATCGCCGGCTATTTCTGGCTGGCGAGGACGAAAAGATCATCAAGCTGCGCATCCGTGCCACCAACTTGCGCCCACATGGCCTGCAGGAATGCGCTGGATCGCTCGTACACCGGGGAGTTAAATTCGATCTGGGCCTTGCGCTTTTCGACAGGGTCCGCGATGCCTTGGATCAGCGCTTCCACGTCCGCCAGCTTGCCCACCTCCAGCATGGCCAGGTTCGCCTGGCGCCACGACACCGACGTCGGGATGGCCAACTTCGCAGCGTGTTCGGCGTAGGCGGTCTGCGTTGCCGGGCTGCGCCACACCGCCATGATCTCGTCGAAGGTCGGCTGCTCGATGTCGTCGTAGCGCCAGTCCATGATGAACGCCTCGTCGGTTTGCTTATCCGCATCCACTGGCATGCCAACGAAGTAATTCCGCCCGTGGTCCTGCGCAGTGATCTGCGGGTAGATCCGCTGGATGCAGAACATCATTTGCTCGTGAGTGATCATTGCTGTCCTCTTAAATCATGCGCAGCGCGATGCCACGGAGGTAAACAGTCGCCGTTGTCGCAAGGCGCCGCATCCCTACCATCACATACGGGTTGGGGAAATCCACCTGGTTAGGGTTGACGTCTTGAACAAAGACCACGGGGCCAATTTCAACAATCGCCCCCTCGTGCTGGACAAGCGATCCCTTCGTCGCTTTCGTGCTGGGGTCGAAGTTCCCCGAATGCCACAGCGCGCCCCGATACGTTCCTGCCCCCGCGGCTTGAAACTGCGATCCGTCCCACGTAACGCTGACGGGGGTTGCGTTCGTCATGGAAACGTAGTTGCCTTTTGCCTGCTTTCCGAAGAGGCCGTTATCGAGCTGGCCCTTCGTCGCGGCATCAGACACCTCAACGGCATCCTTGACTGTCAGGCGCTTTAGCTGCGTTCCCGTCTCGTCCTTGACCTTGACCGTAGCCGTATCGCCCCGTTCAACAACCAGTTGCACACCGCCCACGCCATTGACAACGATCCCTATAGCGGCGTCACCCGCTGTCGAACTTTTTGTCGACGACACAAGGGCCGCATCCACATACGACGCTTGGGCGTCTTTATAGACGGCCACCTGACCGTCTATTCCACCACCAGAGGTCGTATACGCGCGCTTGAACAAGTCGGCTTCAATCACCCAACCCGTGTTCGCAGCGGTGCGACGCTTCAAAACGTTGTTTACCGTATCAGCCCAGCAGCTATACGGCCAGGCCGATGCAGCTGGATCATTGGGCCCAGAAAAGTCAGTTGCTATTGTCTGAAGAGCCTTGTTGATCGCGGGAATCGCGACAATGCCGGGCAACGGCGGCGTGGTGGGAATCTGCGAGTTCTCTTGCATTTCAAAATCCCTGTGCTATCCAGTTAATCTTTCGCCCCACAGCCGTGGAGCCGTTAAAAATCATGACATCGAAGCCCGTCGCGTCGGCAGTCGCTTCCTGCACGACTGCGCGATCGCCGTGTTGGCTATCCAGAATAGTGATCTGCAAGTTCGGACGCGCATGAAAGGGCTTGGGATACGTGACCCGCATACCCGCGACCGGGACAGAGACAGACTCGGCGCGCTGCAAAAGATCGGGCACGTCTATCGTCCACACGAAATGCCTGACGAACGGCAAGATACGCGCGTTCGAAGTGGCGAAGTACAACCGAACATCGAAGTAGCGCGCGTTGATCAGTCCTGGAACGAAGTCCACCCACTCCGACCACTGCCCTGCCACCTGAGCACTTCGAATCTGCGGGCGAACAGTGATGGCCTGTCGGGCTGAGCCATTGAGCAGGTCTTCCGCCGCCAGCCAGTCCGGGATCGTCAGTAGGTCATCATCTTGGCTGATGGCCAGATAATCGATGCTGAAATCAAGGCGGACAGGCGTCACATACCCGATGTCTACTTGGTCCGAAACCGCATTCGTGTAGATTCCATCTGACGCCACCCCGCCAAGCCACAGCAAATCCGACTCGGCGAACAGGTCCGGGCTCGCCAGCACATCGCCGAGCGCGGCGAGCGTCAGTTGGTTCTCGTACACCACCGCGCCGCCGGATACCGTGCCAGTCCAGTCAGGAGCTTCGTCTTGCGTCAACAGGACATTCCTGACCAGCACCGCGCCGGAAACCGTTATGCCGGCCGCAGGCCCGTAAACGACCTGGCCATTTGATAGCCTGAATCTGGCCGCAACCCAGTAGCTGCCATTGCCCACCGCCAGCATCTCTTGTGCGCGCGTTGAGCCAACGATCCGGGAATTCGACCAGGAATCGCCAATCCTGACCTCATAGTCGGGATCACGAACGTCGGATACCTTGCGCCAGCTGAGCACCGTCAGCCCGTCACGGAACACCGTTGTCAAGCCCTCAACAGGCGGAAGTGACGCATTGAGCCCTTGGACAACGTAGGTAGTCTCGCGCGGTGTCCCCGTCCCTGTTGGGCCGTTCGGCGTCACCGTGGCGGTGATCACGTCCCCAGTCCGAACCAACAGATCCGTCGAGCGCCCCTCGATGTTCTGCGCCAGGCGCTGAACTCCGTTCACGAAAACCACCGCCAGAACGGGCATTTCTCGCGAGAGCGCCCAGGTAAGCGTCACGCGAATCTGATCGCTGCTAGCATTGACGATGGCCTCCGTGGCGCTGATCGAGAACACCACCCCTACCAGCAGCGCGCCGTCTCTCGGCGGCGTATAGGCATATGGGTTGTCCTCGCAGGCGTAATACTCCGGGTCGTCATCAACGGCCTCGAATCGCAGTCCGTCGCCCGCCGGAGCGACACCGGACACCTTGAATCGACGTCCCGGCGTCGCGATCGGATCGAACTGCCACGCCCAGTCGAACGGCGCGCACTCTTCAAAGCCGGCCGCGCCCGGCATCGGGAAACCATCCAGCGACGAGATGATCGTCAGCTCATCAACATCACCCACCGCGGACACGACGGTCACAGTCTTCATGTTGCCGTCCGGATCGCGGAGCATCGCAATGCCGTTGCCGTCGCTGGGCACCTTGTTCTGCAGCTTTATCGTGGTGCCGCCACTACCGGGCATCATGCGCCCCGAGTATCCCCACACTGTCAAATCGTGTGAGAACGAAACCACGTCGCCGCGGGTGCACACCATCCCCTCGATGTCGGTTTCCCAGGAAATCTGCCGCCGTCGCCACACCTGACTTGCCGCCAGAAGGTTTGCTTCCCGGCCCGCCATGTCAGCGTAGACATAGCCGTCCAGGTCGAGCTGCAAGGGATTGTTCGTGGCAACCACACCTGGCACCTTGGCGCGGACCTCGTCCATCACCCAGCCGGCATCCTTGTTGATGAAGTTCGCAACGATCTCATCAACGGTGCCTTCGTTGATGTATGCCACCTTGAAGGACCCGGCACGGACATTGAACGGGCCGAACATAGCGGTGACCGGCGTGTCCTCCGCGTCCCATATGACACCAAGCTTTCCGGTCTGATGCGTCATAGACGCGCGCCCGGCGCGCGCGATCATCTGAAGCACGGCCGCCGTGCTCATCTTGCGGTCCAGCACATAGTCAAACGTGAGCCTGTTTGTGTGGCACCACAATCCCCAGGCCATGATGCTCCCTATGTCGATTTGCGCATCACTCATGCCCCCGCCGTAGATTCGATGCCCATCACTGTCCAGCTTGCCGCGCGCGAACCACAGAAACCACCACGCGGGGTTGCTCGTTGGCGCCCACTGCCAGTCGGATCCGGTCCAGATCGAGCACCACGCCGTCGCAATCGCGCTGAACTCGTCAACAGCTCCGTTGAGCTGCGCCGAAGCCTGGATCCGCAAGGCCACGCGCAGCTGCCCCGAGTAATCCGCCGTGTCGGTCTGATAGCACAGTATCTGGCTGATCGCCGTCTGGTTCGATTCTCGGCTGCTCTGTATGTCCGCGGTCACCTTCCAGGCGCGCACCTCATACATGCCAACGGGGACATCCCAAGAAATCGTCTTCCGCGTCGGCTCCTGCCTGCCCCCGGTGACGCGCACACCAGGGGTCGCGCTGTAGCCGAGCAACGGATCAGGAGCGATTCCGGCCCAAGGCTGCCCAACCTGAAAAGGGTGCGGCTTCCAGCGCCAAACACCCATGACAGGCGGCACAACGGTGACTCCCGCGTCACCACCACCGAAGCTGTATCCAGGCTTGATGACAAACGTTTCACCGTCCGTATGGTCTGCGGAATTTGTTGAGCCGAACCCGATCTGCTGTTCCCGCGTGTATCCCTCACCGGCATCGCCGCCACCTGATCCGGACACGATCTGCATCTTCGCCCAATAGTGGGTCGCGTAGGTCGCATCATTGAGCAGCCCAATATCCACCCAGGCGCCGCCGACAGGACGGTACTGCAGCCGAAGCTCAACAGTCCGCGACTCCATGGCGCCAGAATCGTTCACGTAGAACAACTGGGACGCCACTTCGACGGAAATGTGCGTGACATCCCTCGGGGTCGTGCGGGTGTTGACCACGCCAGTCTGCAGCGTGAATCCCTGCAACGTATCGACGTTGCCGGGGAACATGGTCAAGCCGCCGGTGTTGGGGTCAGAAGACTGCATCTGAACCCCTTGGAAATTCAGCACGGGGGTCTCGCCGATCTTGTAATCGTTCAGGGAGACGGAGTTCAACTGAAGCCCGAAGTGAAAAATCTGATTGAGAAATTGCGTGTCGCCAACATACTGGGAATAAGGCTTGGCGCCCAGATCCGCAACGACCTTGTGTTGCCCAAACACAATGACCATCGGCTCCCAAGGGCGAGGACGATTACGCCCTCCCTGGATCGCATAGGTCGGGCTGGTCTCGTACTTCTGACCCGTACCTAGCTTCGCGGCAGTCGGGGTCGGCATGGGCAACAGCGCGTTCACGAGCAGCGAGCCGCCCAACATGATCCCCGCGCTTGCCAGGGCTAGAGACGTGCCGGTCAACCCGAAGCCGGAGTACAGCCCGGCTACCCCCGCGCCAGGGATGGTAATCGACGCAACAACAACCGCAATCATAGCTACGGTGCGCAGTACCTTGTTGCCGCCACCGCCGCCCTCGCCTTTGGCACGAATTACCACCTGGTCGCCATTGCGCGGGATAAGCCTCTGCCAGATTCCAATGGGCACCGGCCGCCCGTTGTGCCAGACATTGACCACGCGCGACGGCAACGCGACACCCAGACGCTCGCAGTATCGCCCCAGCGTTTCACCAGGCAAGAAGGGAGCGCAATACGCGTCTCGGCCTGCGGATGCAACGAATGGATTGCGAACGACCAGCAGCGACGGGCCTTCCGCCACCGGGTCGAGATCCTTGTCTACGATTTCCACCGGTAGAACCCTTCAATCTTGTAATCGATCATCGTCATGAACCGCAGGCGTTGACGGATAACGGCCCCGAACGTCTTGTCCGCATGCAGCACCCACCACTCGCCGGCCAGCCGGCACATCACGCCGATGTGAAAAAGGTCACCACGCGACAGCAGAAGCACAGGGTGGCCTTCGACGGGTTCATCCACTCGTTGGGCAAAGTCGGCCTTCACGCGCGCGATCTGCGCTGCTTGCGCTCGCAGCGTCTCTTCGTGCGAGCCAGGAATGTCGGCGCTAATCCCGAGTGTCTCGCGCGCAACCAGTGCCGCAAGTGCTGCGCAGTCGCCGGTTTCTGCCACATAGGGAAGATTCAGGTATCTATCGGACCAATGCATCAGAAAATCCCCGGAGTTGTTGTCGGGTCATACCGCACCGTGACTGCCGACTGCATAAGCGTATTCTTGAATCCCAATTCCCCAGACACCCGATAGTTGGTGATCGACAGGCCAGTCAAGTCCATCGTCATGTCGAACTCGAGGTTGGAAGGCGTTGAGCGCAGCACCATGATCAGCCGGCATTTCGCCCCAGCGCCACCCTGGCTGACCTCCAGCCACTGCGTCAGTTCGCGTCCAATGTTGTCGACCTCAAGCCGAGCACCTGAAACCTGACCTGCTTTGTCGTCAGGGATCGACCAATCGAAAGGACAGGCGTTGAACAAGTGCCCCTCGACCACGATATCCGCCGTGTCATTCACGAAACGCGCCGGGACTGCAAGGTCTCTATGCACTATCTCAACCAATTCGATCAACGGCTCCTCGGCGCTGGTCGCGTTGATATTGCGTTTTGCCTGGGAGGAAAAATTGCGCGCCATGTCAGCCTACTGTCTCGATTTGAGCGGATGCCCGCCACACTCTCCCGGGACTGGACCACGAGATCTTCCCGGACACGAAGCGGGCCTGCTTCGTCACAGAGTCGAGCGGATCGACCCAGCCAAACCAACCAGTTCCGCCATTCAGATCCGACCTCATCCACAAGTCGAAGGCGTTCTTCCGTGCCAAGGTTTCAACATGAACCGTCACGGTCCGCGTAACGATAGGCGTAGTCCACTGTGGCCGTTGCTTTGCGATACCGCCGTCCATGTCGGTACGCAGCACGCCGTAATCAGGCTCTTCGCTGAATCCCGCCAGCAGGATCTTTGCGTAGCTCGGAAATGTCGCCGCCATCTCAGGCCCCCACTACACCACGAACCGCATCCGCCGAACGGCCGTTCTTCCGCATGTCCTCGACCACAATGCTGATCACTTCTCCACGGATATCCACGCTTCGCTGCACGCCTGATATCCGTTGAGGCGTTCCGTTGTTGATGATCTCCACGCGCGCATTTCCGCCTGCCGCAGCCGGAACAGCACTCGTGGGGCCGACATAGCCGCCGTCGGCATAGCCGCGTAGCCGCGATAAAAAGCCCACCCCGAGACGGCGGGTCGAATCTGCGTCGAAAACGTACTCTCCCTTGTGGACGACACCAGCGGGTTCAAGCCTACCTCCCGGCCCTGTGTAGCCCCCGTCATCGAAAAACATCAACCCATCTCCCGCTGCTCCTATTTGCGAGGCCGTGGGTGCCGGACCAGATCCACCGCCACCACCAAACAACCCACTGATCGCGCTCCCAATCAAGCCGCCCACCTTCCCCGATCTACCGAAATCGCCAAACAGAGCCTCGGCAAAGTTTGCGGACGCTGCGTTCGCCAACATCTTGGTGATCATTCTGGTGAAGTCCGAGCCGATGTTGTCAAAGTTGCCGCTGAGTGCACTTTCGAGCGTGGTGCCCATAGAGTCTTGAATGTTGTGAGCCGCCTGCACCGCAAATTCGGACATCCCGCTCGCGGTGTCGCCAAACTTTTCGTCCAGCCTGCCGATCGCATCTTGATACTCACCAGCGGTCAACACACCGTTTTGCAGACCCTCGGTCAGCAGCGTGAGCTGCGCCAGGTATTCGTTGCTCTTCGCGGCATCGGGGTACAGGTCATCGAGCAATTTCGCAAGCGAGCCTGCGCGCTTTTGCGACTCTTCATATGCCTTGGCTTGGTCATTGATAAAGTCCAGCGTCTGCGCTGATGCAAGCGCCTCGTCCTGCTGGGCCTGCGTCTTGAATTTCACCGACCCGACGCGAACCTGCTCAAGCAGCTTTTCGTATTCGGTTTCCTTTCCGATCAATGCAATGCGCTGATTCATTTGGTCAATCAGGCGCTGGCCCTGGTCCACCTTCTCCTTGGCACCCGACCCACTGCCAGACCCGCTGGAACCGCCACTCACTCTCAGGGCCGGAAGCGTCGGGATATCGCGACCCGTCTCGCCGGTGCCTTGGTAGGCAGCGAACACGTCCCTTTCCTGCGCATTCGCCTTCCGGTCCGAGAAATCGATGCGGTTCCGAAGCTGAAGCCGCTTCGCGGCGATGTCAATGCCCTGGTTCTGCTCTTGACCGGCCAGCACGCGTTTCTCAAACGCGTCCAGCTCCTCCAGCTCCTTGCGATACTTCGCCGCGTTCTCCGCATGGCTGTTGAACGGATTCATCAGCCCATAGGTCGCGAGCGCGTCGGTAAAGCTACCGGCGGCGCTCAGACCCGATGCAAAGTCACCGATCAAGGTCACCAGAGACCGCGATACATCCGCAAGCCAACCAACAAAGGTGGCAAAAGCCTGCTTGGCTTCAGGAGACCCGAGAGCATCCGTCAGGTCATTGATGCTCGTCGTCAAGCCGTTGACGCTCCCGTCGTCGCCGGTCATCAGGTCATCGATCTGGTTCTGCAGCGCCTTGAGAGCGCCGCCCAGGGTGTCGCGCGCGGCATCTGCCGCCCCGCCGTAGGATGACTCTAGGGAGCTCAGCACGATCGCCTGGGCCTCCGCCACCTTGCCGGCCTTTTCGAGCTGCTCGACCAGCTTCTTCTGGTCTTCCGTGAAACGGAACCCTTGCTTCGAAAGCGAGCTGAGCCCCTGACTGGGGACATCTAGGGCGCGGCCGACCGTTTCTGCTGCCTGCTCGACCTCGACGCCCATCCGAGCGGCCATGTCTATCGTGGCCTGGAGCGCCCGCGGAAACTCTTCGCCAACGACCCCCGTGTACGAAAGCAGACGCGTCTGGGCGCGATTGATGTCGCCTTCGCTAAATACGCCGGCAAGGGAGCCGGCCATTTGGTTCAGCTGCGTCTGGGTCCATCCCGCTGCCTCGCCCGTGGAACGGAGCACGGCCGCCAGTTGCGCCTGCTCGTCCTGCGAGTTGCGCGTTTCGGTGATGAACTTGGAGAAAATGCTCCCCAGGCCCACCCCAAAAAGCGCGCCGCTCAGGACCCCACCAATGCTCCTGGAGATCGCGTCTGCTGTCTCCTTGGCCTGGCGCTCCATGTCCTTGAACTGCTTCTGCGCCTTCTTGGTCGCCCGGTCCGTATCGGTTTCGAACGACCCAGTGCGCATGAGCAGGTCTACGACGATGCTCCCGGCTGTTGCCATGTCAGGAATCCTTCAGTTTTCCAAGGCCAAAGGCCTTAAGCGTTGCTTCATCGGCGCTTTCTTCGGCCGTCTGGATCGGTCGGGTGAGGAATTCGACGCCTGCCTTCAAGTCACCACCGAACGCCGCCGCGACCAGCGCCGCCGGCCGGTGGAACCTATGAAGGTCGTCGAACGGCTGTTGGACATAGAAATGCCTCCAGCGGTCAAACTCGGCTTGCTCCATGGCCAACTTGAGCTCGACTACGGTGCGACCACCCAATGCGAGCGCCAGCACGTGCCATAGCCACTCGTCCTCGCCGACCGCTAGCCTTTTTTTTCAACGGATTCCGTAGGCGGCTCGTTGATCTCTCTGACCGCCGCATAGAACGCGGCCAATACCACCGGTTTGAGCCGACATGCGCTGGGCACCGTCAGAACCGGCTCGCCCTCCTCATCGCAGAGGCTTGCCGCCACCAGGTGCGGGATAGCAGTCTCCCGCACTTCAGGACTGCGCGAAGCGGCCGCCACAAGGTGGGCAGAGTACGCGGCACCGGAGTACCGCCGGAAGTGGAAGTGACGCTCTTTGCCGTCCCCCAACTTCACTGCACGCCGGACCACTGCGGGCGATACGAACAGGTCTTCATCCAGGTCGTCCATGGTTATGCCGCCTTGTAGAACGGACGCACCTTGCCGGAGCGTTGCAGGGTCATGGTGCCCTGGACGATGGCGTTGGTGGAAATATCGATATTCACGTCAGCAACGTAGGCATCGAAGATGAAGCCCGAACGCGTGGTCATGGGCAGGAAATCCCCGTTGGAATCGAATGTAGGAGCCGCATTGCCGTCCGAGAGACCTGCAAGCCATTGCTCAGTGGTACCGGCTTCCTTCAGATCGAACAGGAGTTGGTGGCTTGAGCTCCGCGGGTCATAGTTGAACAGCACCGAAACCTGGCCGGGGACGCCAAGGCCCGCGTCATACTGGCGGGCTTCAAGCTCGTCGAGATCGGTCGAGTCAATCTGCTCGCGCGGCCCGCCAAGACCTTGGATTCCCGTGGGGGCCTTCATTTTGAGCGCGGTTTGACCGCTCGACGTCCGGTTGCGAAGAAACAGATGGGTGCCTTGTGTCTTGATTCCCATGGATAGCTCCAAAAAAAATGCCCGCATGCGCGGGCCTTCAGGTTGTAGGTGTCGGCTACTGCCGGCTGTGGATGAAATCGGCGCGAAGGCTAATCCGGAAAAGCTTGGTGCCCTGCTCTCGCGCCGCGAAAACCAGGGCATTCAATACGCCAGCGTCGTCCAAGGCGGCGCGTACTGCGCGCGCAAGTTCATTAGATTGCGCCTCGACGGTGGTGTAGATGTCGATCTGGACCTCGTCTCGGTCGTCCTCTGGCGCACCCGAGAGCTGGACATACGGGTCATCGGCCACCGCCTGCCAGACCACGTAGGGCGGCGGCTGGTCCGCCGGGGCGATCCCACTACCCCAGATTCCGGACGCCCCAATGATCGCCAGGACAGCAGGCGTCGATAGCACTTCTTCAACAGGAGCGAACATCAGCGCCCTCCTCCACTCTTCGCAATACGCTTTACCGTGCTGTCGATCCGCTTCAGCAGGTCCGTCCGGATCGTCTCGATCACCGCCGCCCCATGCCGCGCGACCGCCGGACGCAACCAGGGCGTGGCCTGTTGCTGGCTCGATCCCCATTCCAAGAGATGCGCGCTTTTTCGCACGGTGGGAACCTTGCCGTCTCCCTCCGGGTTGCGGCCTGGATACGCTTTGCGCTTCACCCTCACCAGGTAGCGCTCACCTTTTCCACTCGAGGGGGGCTTGCCGCGCGACGCGATCAGGTTCTTTTCAAGCAGCCCCGTGGATTGGCTCCCATCGCGCGAAATGACTTCGCGCAGGTTTGCCTCAGCCGCATCCCGCAACTGGCGGGCTCCGCGCCGAAGAGCATTCTTTACCGGTCCACCCTTCTTCGATACGATTTCCGGCGGCAGCGCCTTCAACGTGGCGAGAACATCGTCCAGGCCCTTAAGCTGCATCTCCATTTTCATCAAGGCTGCTCCCTGTCGATGACGGTGCCTCGACGAGGTCGCCGTCCAGATCCCGCACGGGTTCGGCATCGCCGTCTTCGTCCAGCGCCTGCACAAGCACCAAGAACTGCTTGGTAAGAGTGTCCACTTGCGACTGCAGGGCCGTGATCGCGGCCTCGATGCGGTTCAGCTGGTTTTGCTTCAAGATTCAGACCCCTCTTCCTTTGTCGGCAACCGCCCTGAGGCGCCACTCCTGGCGCGCCGTTCGGTCGGTCTCGACGGATTCAATACGATATGCACGGCCATTCCAAACGAGGCGGCACCGCCCCAGGCGCTCGTCGGAAATCGGAAACCAACGAATCGTCACCCGCGCAACGCCGGACTCCTGCGGCGCGCCAGAGGCGATCACCTCCCGACCAGGCCCCGTGAGCACTTCGGCCGGGACAGCGTCAAACACCGTGTTCGAATCAAGCGCGAGCGTCTGCCAAGTTTCAACCCGTCCATCGGGCCCCTTGACCGTGATCAGCTCCTCGATGGCTACACGATGGCGCAAGCGATAGGCCAGCATTCAGACCCCCATTCCAAGCCGGCGCGGGCTTAGCTTGACTTCGGCGGCAGCGCGCAACTTCGGCACGTCGTCGGGTGGCGCCTGATATACAGCCTGCATCAGGAGCATGACTCCCAGGACGACATCCCCGGGAACCGCCGGCTCCGAGCTGGGCGGGCTATTGGAATCGCCCCCCGCATCCCAAGGACCTTGCAAGTCGGGACGGTTCATGTACCCCGCCGCCTCGGCTTCCGCGCCATCCAGCAGCACCTGCAACTTCACATCGTCAAAGCCGTGCGTGACGTCCAAGAGCGCCTTCGCAGTCTCAAGATCAATGACGCTCATAGGAGATCCAGGTGTTGTGGACGTGGACGATCTGCGCGCCGGCGGCGCACAGTTCGTTCAAGGTTTCGGTCACTTGCACTTCCTGCCGGCAGTTGTCGTCGTGAAAAACGATGATGCCGCCCGGCCGGACAAGGGCGCGCGCCAGTCGGTAATCGTTCATCACGCCTTCGCGCGAGTGATCCGCGTCTATGAAAATTGCGTCCGCGCTCGGCAAGTCCGCAACGGCCAGGTCAAAGCTGCCTCGCTCGCGAAGCACCAACTCGAAGCAGGGATCGTCCTTCACAAGGGCCCCCGGATGCCTCGGTACCTCATTGCGCTGCACGGGCATCAGCGTTCGATACCCGGGCAGGACGTCGACGCCGACGTACCGGCTTATCGTCGGCAGATTGCGCAACACCGCAGCCGGCGTCCGGCCGGCGTTGACGCCGAACTCGATCACCACCCTGGGCGACACAGACTCAAACAGGTGCAGGAGCACGGCCAGTTCGCCGGGATTGAGGTACTCGACCGGTAGGCCGGCGACGTCATACTGCCGCGGCGAGAGCCGCTCGGACGGGCGAAGTCGTACAGTGCTCATTCAGAAACTCCCTTATGCGCTCGCGCGCGATATCCAGATCCATCCGCTTGTCGCAGTTGTGAACGTGGCTGAAACACTGGCAGGGCCGAACAGGGTCCAGGCCCAAAAATGGCGAGAAGACAGCCCCCGCCGAAAACGAGGCCGACGACTCGTAACCCCCAAAGACCGAAACCACGGGAACACCCACCGCCTGGGCCAAAATCACAGCAAACCCCGGCGCGGTATAGACCGCCGCCGCCAGGAAGAACAGCCCCGCCATGACCTCAACGTCCAGCTCGCCGGCGTGAAGCGAAACGTCCGCCGGCAAAGCCTCGCCGGACAACCATTCTTTACCTGGCTCCAGGTCTGCCAGGCTCACCACGAAGAAGCGATCGCGGATGGCTTCGAACAGGTCCCGGTAAACGCTGGCGTCCGGGTTCCGATTGCGGCACCCACCCCATTCTTTGCGCTCGACCAGGGGCCGCACGATCAGAATGGGACGATCAGGCCCCCACGTTCTCACCAGCGCCTCGGCGCGTTCGATCCATTCGCGCTTCACCGGCAGTCGGAAATCGCCCGGTTCGACGGCGCACTGAGCTGCCATTGCCGCCAGCACCGACCCATGCTTGCGAACCGCTTCCGGCGGATACCTGACTTCCAAAGACCTGGCGCCCGCGGGCACCGACGTTGCGCAGTACCGCGAGGCCTCACGCTGCGCATTCTTCGCCTGCGTCCTCAGGCGCGATCCCTTGCCGACCATCTTCAGGCCGTCCAGGTCGTGATACAGGCAGGGCCATGGCGTTTCGAGCCAGACGTCCCATTCCCTGAGCAGCTCTCGCACGATGGCGCGCTGGTGCAGGTTGTCACCCAGGCCGTGCATGCCGTTGACGAGCAGCGGCGGCTTGCTGGCCTCGCTTTCCGCGAGGGCATGGCTCAGCCCCTGCCGCGGGAAGCATTCCAGCGCAGTTGCTCGGCTCGCGTTCACCACGCGAACGGCGCCCAGCCGGCGCGCCAGATCCGCGAACTGGCCGGGCCACTTGGCGGCGCTTCCCGCATTTCCAAGCCCATCACCGTGATCGAGGTGCCAATGGGCTTGGCCGCCCGTCAGTTGCGCGTCATATCCCAGCAGGATCACGCGCTCAGCCCCTCGCATCGCGGAAAGTGCAATCGCTCCAGCTCCGGAGTTCAGCTCCGCCCGCAACTCCAGGCACCGGGTGACGCCGGCAATTCCGCCGTGCGGGGCAACTTTCTCACCCTTAAACAGCTGCTGCGCTTCGGCGCCGTACACCATCCACCAATCCCGATCCATCGCATACAGGACATCCGCCCAGGGCGCCGCCCGGAACGACGTGTTTGTTACGACAACAGATCTGCCTGCTCCACGTGACCGCCAGAGGCGGACCGCCTCACAGTCGTCCGCCGTGAGACTCGGACCGCTGGCGATGCAGACGACGGTGTGCCAGCGGCCGGCGAAGGGTCCTGATCTTCACCCTCAATTCGAACGAGCGATTTGCGTTGCAGCGCAGCGGCGATCTGCTCCGATACCCAGAAGCTATCGCCCCTGCGTCTGACAACGTCGTGATCAAACGATTGCAGCGCAATCACTTTCTTCATTGCCTGTTTCCCTGTGCGGGCGGCAGACACCGGCCTGCCGCCCTTTGCCGCTTACGAGTTCGTCAAACCTTGGAAGTCACCCTTGACGAACGCCGAGGGACGATAGACCGTCAAGGCTGCGCGCTCTTCGCACAGAATCGTGGCCATGTTCTTGACGAAGTTGTCCCGATCTTCGAAAGAGATCTGGACGCTGACGTCTTCACGGTCCCAACCCTGCGCGGCCAAGCCGCCACCGAATGCGCCCACCAGGAAGTCATCCTGGTCCATGGCCTGGGTCGGCACGACGTTGCGGCCCCACAGGCCCGGCAGCGTCTGGGCCCGCGGGTTCGAGAACAGGTATTCGTTCGTGGTGGTCTTGGTCAACTCGATCGCGGCCCAGTCCAACGGGCTGAGCACGATGGCGTCGGCGAAGTACTCGGACAGCTCGACTTGCAGAAGCGCCAAGCGCAGACGGTCGATACGGGTTTCCGCCTGAACCGTGACCCCCGGGTTGGCGTAAGCCGTGGCCTGGGTATAAATCCCATGCATATTCAGGCCGGTGCCGCTGCCCTTCAGGAGCTGGATTTCCTCCTTCAGCTTCAGGCCGTAGCGCAGGCGACCGTCGATATAGCTTTGCAGCTGCGGGACGTCGGCCAGCACCTGCTTGGACGCCGGGATCCAGTGAGCGATCGTGACCACCGGCGCCGAGTCAGGTTCGAACGTGATGTTCGACTCCGGCTTGGGATTGGTGGGGTTCTCGGAGACAGGACCGGCGTTGTTCGTGAAGACCAGTTCGCGTGCATATTCGATGCTGTTGGACTGGGTACGGCCCCACAGCAGCAGATCGCGGATGGTCAGGCGGCGCAGCGCCGGACCCTGGATGCCAGGCAGACGATCGGGAATGACAAGGTCGCCGGCCGAGCCCGGGCCGCTGGTGATGGCAGCCTGCACCGGCATGCGGAAAGAACCGCGCGGATTCTTGCAATACGCCGCGTAGTCTTCCGATGCGGTCACCTGTTCGCCCATCGAAGTCGGCTCAGCGGCCTGGCCGCCACCGTTCTGGACCTTTGCCAGCAGCTGTTCGGCCGTCGCCAACCGCGCCTGCAGTTCGCCTTGCGTCGTCAGCAGCTTGTCGACGTTCTCGCGCGTTTCAGCCGACAGCTTCTGATGCGCCTTGATTTCCTTTTCCGCTGCCTCGGCCTGGACCTTGAGCTGGGTGCCGATCTCTTTGAGACTGGCGTTGATGCTTTCGATATCCTTTTCGGGATGGGACATGATCACCTCGGTTTGAGAATGTTGGTGAGGGATGCCGCCGTAGCGGCAATGGATCTGAATGCAGCCGAATCGCTCAGGCCGCGCTCGGTGGCATCACGCGCACCGCTGCCAGCCGAGTCGCTCAGGCTGGACTTAAATTCTTGAATCAGGCGCTGAGCCTCACTGCGCGGTAGACCAGCGGCGCGAATCGCCGCTTCCATACGCCGGACCGCGCTAGCAGACGCCTTCGCATCGCCCTTGCCGACCTGGTCGGAGGCAAGCAGCTCGTCTGCATAGCCTTCCTCGACCGCGCGGCTGCCGGCGATCCAGGTCTCGCCGTCCATCTGGCGCTGGACCTCTGCGAGGTCTTTGCCGGTGCGCGACACATAGATATCGGCCATCGCCGCGTCGAAAGGCTCCATCCAGTCAGCGATTTCCCGTAGGTCGTGGCGATTGCCCGCCGCCATCACCCACGAGTTATGGACCATGAAGAACCCTGCGCGCGCGATCTGGATGGTGTCGCCGGCCATCGCAATGACCGACGCCGCGGACGCCGCCAGACCGAGCACCTTCACCGTGACTTCGCCCTTGTGCTCGCGCAGCAGGTTGTAAATAGCAAAGCCTTCGAAAACATCGCCGCCCGGGCTGTTCACATGAACCGTCACGGGGCCGGAGCCCAAGTTACGCAACGCCGCCGAAACCCGTTTGGCCGTAACACCTTCACCGGTCCACCAGTCGTAACCAATGACGTCGTACACGCTGATGGTCCGCTCATCGGCGTCGTCCTCGACGGCGGCGCGGATGCTGGTATCCCACCGCTCAAACGCACGCGGGACGACATTGCTGGTGACTGCGGCGCAGGGGCGGTTCTCCGGCGCGCGCGGAAGGGCTTTGACACTCATGGTGGAAATCCTTAAATGGTGGTGCTGGAATCGCCGTCATCCAGCCAGGCGCGAAACGCTGCCCGCATTTCCTGGCCGGAGTTCACTGCGCCAAGGGAGTCCAAAGGTGCCATGGCAGACTGCACGGTCAGGACGTCGGCATTGCCGCCACGCGGCTCGCGGTCCTCCAGCTCGCGCACTTCGTCGCGCGTGAAGATCCCGTTGTTAACCATGGCCGTATAAAAGGCCGAGCGAGCCCCGCTATCGGCTCGTAGCAAACCTTCTACGGCGAACTTCGGATAGAACTTGCCTCGGTCAGCCGGGGACAACAGATCCTTGACGATGTACTGCTCAATGCGCCGCAGCCATGGACGGAGGGTGAACGTCAGAAAGCCGATCATTTGGCTCTCGATGCCGTTGCCCCAGCTTGTGGACTTCTCGGTATGCCCGACCATCCACGGCGGGACTCGGAACCAGCGACAGATATCCTCAACCGAGAATCCGCGCGATTCGAGCAGTTGCGCATCGACCGGGTTAATGCCGATCGTGCCCACCTCCATATCCGCTTCGAGAATCGCCGGTCGACCGGCATTTACCGCTCCCGACAGCCGGTTCTCGATGAGCTCGCGAGCGTCGTCGCGCTGCTTCTGATTCAGCACCTTGGGGTACTTAAACCAGGTTGTCGGCATCAGCCCTCGGGTGAAGGTTCCCGACGCCGCGGAGTCCGTGGCCAGCGCGGACCCAAACACATTGGCGCCATACCGCATCACTGAGACACCGTTCACACCGTCCAATGACCAACCGGGGATGGTCCAGATGCGACTGGCGGGGATATCCCGCTGGCGCCCGCCTTCGTCCGTGTATCGATAGCGCTTGCTGCCATCGGAAACGCGGGATATCACCAGGCGGCCCGGGTATAGAAACTGCAGCCCCACAAGACGGCCACCGACCATCAGCTTCTCGCAACGAGCGGAGCCACGGAGCAGCATGGCTGCAACGACGGCTTCCCAGTGAACGGATGAAACCGTGTCGCTGTTCGGTTGGACGCCAATGATGAAGTCAAGCGGGTGCTGCGCGGCCGGCCGGCGCCCGGAGGCAGCCTTCTCGTACATGCCCAGCGGCAGCGTAGCGATGGTTTCTGATATCAGCCTGGCGCAAGCCCACACCGCGGACAGCGTCAGGACGGTCTGCTCGGTGACGGCCTGGCCGGAGCTCGATGACGATCCAAACCGCGACCACGCCTCCGCATCCGTCAGGTCGAATGGCCCCCCGAGCCAGTTCAGGACAGCCGCCCGAACACGCCCGATTCTCTTGGTCTTTGGCTTCATCCCACCACCGGATTATTGAGGAATTCAGAAAGATCCGGCGCGCCATCCTCATTCAGCGCGCGGCTCATTGCCTGGGTCATGGAGATGACCCCATCGATCTTGTTCTCGGGCTTTTCCTTGGTCGGATGCTTGAGCCCTGAGAATTTCGAGAGCCGCATCACCACATTGCTGACCATCCAGGCCATTACCGGATTCGCGTCGTGGATCAGATCGCCCGTCAGAACAAGGTTTTCGATCGTCACCAGCGGCAGCGTGAAGCGGGCGGACGTCTGCGGCATCTCGACCATCAGAAGCCCGTCTTCCTCCTGCAGCTTTGCCGCGAAGTACGCCGCGAACTTCGGGTCATAGACCACCTCTCGGAGGTTCAGTTTCCGTGCGAACTCCTTGAGATCGCTGCGGATAAAGTCGAAGTCCGTCGCATTTCCCGGCGTCACAACCAGGTGGCCGGCTTCGGCCCAACCAAAAAAATGCCGGTTCTCGGGCGCGTTGACCTGCTCCTCGTTGAGATAAAACCGGTGGAACACGTAGTACTGCCCGTGCCGCCTCACCACCATCGTCAAGGCCGCGATGTCACTCTTTTCGGCCAGGTCCAACCCAGCCCAGCAATCTTCGCCTGCGAAGTCGTCCAGGCTCAGGCCTTCTCGGCCACACTGGCGCCACGGCTCTGCACTGATCCAGCGCGAACCACCTCGCACCCAAATGTTCAGGCGCTTAGTCAAGACGTTCGGCAACTCCTGCGGCTGGCGCTTGGCGCGCTCTACCACCGCCCGCAGCTGCGGCTCGTACACCGAGACACCAAGGTTCGGATTTGCTTTCGCCCATTCGGCTGGATCGTCCCACTTGTCCGGCTCATCCACGGTGTAGATAACTGCCAGAAGCTCGTCATCCTCCAGCACCCCTTCAAGCACCTTCTCCGCGTATTGATGCTGCGAGTACCCGAACGAGGACAGGTCAAAGCCCGCCGTGGTGATCTGCCAGATCATCGGCTGCAAGCGCGCGCCCATGCCCGACTTGATCACGTCGTAGATCTCCCGCGTCGGGTGCGCGTGAACCTCGTCCAGGATCGCCCCGTGGGGATTCAGACCGTCCAGGCTCTTGGCGTCCCGGCCCAAGGGCAGGAAAACATCGGCGCGCCCAGGCCGGGTGTCGTACAGCTCGTTGAGGCGCACCCCGATGCTGCGCCTTAGCGTCGGCGACGCCTGGACCATCCGCACCGCCTCGGCGTGCGTGATCTTGGCCTGGTCCATCTTGGTCGCCGCGCTGTACACCTCGGCGCCGCCCTCCCCGTCGAACGTGAAGAGGTAGAGGCCGACCCCGGACAGCTTGGTCGACTTGCCGTTCTTGCGCGGGACTTCCTCCCACACCTCGCGGAACCGTCGCGTTCCATCGGTACGCATCCAGCCGAAGGCGAGCGCCACCCAGAACTGCTGCCATGGCGCGAGCTCGAATGGCCTGCCCGCCCATTCCCCCTTCGAGTGCCGCAGAAAGAGGAACGATTCGAGGGCATGTTGCGCGAGCGCCTCGGAGAACCACAGGCCACGCTCGGCGCCCGTCGCCAAGTCGCGGTAGTGCCGCTCCACGGCCAACCTGATCCAGCGACAGACAATAATGTCACCCGCGATCACGCCCCGGCCGTACGCGTCCCAGTCAAACGACCTGACGAGCTCGCGCCGTTTGGACGCGCTCATACCGCCCTCATGCCGGCCGCGATCTTGCGCTGCCGATGCTGCTCCACGGGGTCGTCCTCAAACAGCGAGCCCTGGCCACCGCCAGCGCCGACCGCCGTAGCCTTCTGGAACGACGGGATCGTGAGCGCGGCCTCTGGCAGCCACTGGAGCAACTCCTTCTTCAGCTTGGCCGTGACATAGAACAACTGGTGAGGCTGCACGTAGCCGTTCGTCGTGGTAACCATGTAGTCACCATTGTGTTCGGCCGCGTAGTCGGACAACTGCTTCTCGGCATCAACCCACCGCGTGAATGTGCGGCAGATCACGCTGAGCACGAGCGAGTCGGTCCGGTGAATCAGGCCAACGTCGAAAAGCGCCTGGGTAACGTGCCTCCATACCTTTCGCTCCGAGGCCGACAGCGTGATCGGCGCGGTCGGGATCTCGGCCGGCAGCGCGGGCGGCGCGGACGCACTAATCCCAATACCGCCACCGACATCCGGAACGGGTTTGAGCTGATGCGTCATGGTCCTAAGGAGGTCCCTTTTGACCCCCCCCCTATTGAAAAATCCGGCGCGTGAAAAAAAAGACGGAGCGGCCGGTTTCCGCTTCGACCCCCCTAGACTTTTGACCCACCCCTCCCGCCCGGAGGCCATCGCCTCCCGGATCGGCCATGCCTCCGACGCACGCCAGCGGCCCTCTGGACCGCGCTACGTGCCTGCCCTGCCCTATCTACGTCGCGCCCGGAGGCGTTCCGCCAAGCTCTTCTCATCGTGGCATTCGTCGCACAGGCCCTGCTCGTTCTCAGGTCCGTCCACCCCACCTTCGAAGAGCGGCACCACGTGGTCGCGCTGCGTTGCGAGCCGAACCCGGCCATGCTCGAGGCACTTCACGCAGAGGGGCTCACGGGCGAACAGCTCGGCGCGCATACGCTGGAGCCTCCGACCGGTGATCCGCTTTGTCGAACCGCCCCGCTTTTCGGTCCAGCCCGCCGGCCGGTGCCTGTCGCAGTAGCCGGCCCCGTCGTAGACGAGCGCGGAGCAACCGGCGTGCTTGCACGGCTTGGGAGCGGCTTGAACCATATGTGAATGCCCTGTCGGGAGTACGGCGCGGGCCACGCCGAGGAGTAGTGGCGATGTCGGCGCCAGCCGATCCCGACTACGGTTGCAACAACAGCCCCGAGAGCGCAAACAAAAGAGCCCTGGCGACTGGCGCTCAGGGCTCTTAGGTTGCGGGCTCCGCAGGAATGTACCGGATTATGCCCCCCTATGTATAAATCGCGAAAATTCGGCGCTCCTTGATTTCCTCGCCCCGCTGGCGGCGCGCATCCAGCCAGGCGCTCACGCGGCGATCGGCATTGCACAGACGGTTGTGTAGGGTGGCCCGCGTGCAGCCCAATGTGGAGGCGATCTCCTGCATCCCTCCCTCCCAGCGGTAGGCGGCTTTCACCGCGGTCTTGAGTTCGGCCGGCAACTGGGCGATCGCGCGGTCGATCTCCAACGCACCCGCATCAAACGCAGGATCAGAGTTCCGCCATCCCGCGCGTACGTCTGCGGTCTGGTCAACGCGGTTCGGATCATAGGTCCGCGGCATGCCGCCACCACCTCCGCTCATGGTCCACATCGCCCAGGCCTCGAATCGCTTGTGCACCCATTGAATGCGATCCATCAGCCCACCTTCCTCGTCCGATCGCGGTCGTCAATCGCCTGCAAAATCCGCGTCTTGTACGCATGGTGGGTCTCTCCCAGACGGGCGGTGTCGATTTGCAGTTGGCGCGCCATGCTGTCCATGCCTGACCAACTGGCCATCCAACCTGGCGCCGCCGCTTGCTGGCCCTGAGATGCCTGCGACGGCTTCGGCTGCGGCATCACGATTTCGTCATCCCACCTCGCGCCGTTCAACCACGTCGCCGGATGGGGGATGTGCTCACGCTCGCGGGCCGCCGCATTCCAGTACTCGACATGACGGGGGAGCGCCTCCAAGGCGGCCGACTTTTCCTCCGGCTTGAGCTTGGCCCACGCCTTTTCGGCGTCGCGCTTGGCCACTCTTCGCGGCCATTTCACCCAGAACTCGGGGAAACTTGGAGTTTGCTGCGGCGATCGCGCGGAATTCTCTGCAGGAACGAGCTTTAGTACGTTCATGTTGCACCTCTACCTAAGACACCTGCTGGCTGTTGAAGGACATTGCTGAATAGGTGGGATCGGTGCGATGGGCAGAGCTCCCCCTACCCACCGCGCTCAACCGTTTGCATTGCCGAACCGGAGCCGACCGTATGCATCAGGGCCCACAAGCGGATGTACGCCCCTGTGGTCGGCCAGACTGTTGGCGTCCGTACAGACACCCCTTCCGCGCTCTAGCCTTTCGCACCCACGCTGCTCCCTGGATTCGGTTTGGAGCTATGTCGGAGGGGTAACCGCGTATTCAGCCTCTTCCCCCCTCCCTGTGAGAACTCAGGGCGGCGCTCTCCCACTTTGCAGGTGGATGATCTCTCCGTGACGCCAAAACGGCTGGCGGGCAGGGTCCGGCGCCCCAAGCGCATTCAGGCGCGAGGGGTGGTTGCGTGGAACCTGCATCAGGTAGGTAAACGGCCTCGATGTAGTCGTGTCGAAAATGACCAAAATCTCGTGATTTGGATAGGCCTTCGCAGCGTCGTGGAAACCGCTTATGCGCAGAAGCTCTTCTCGGGTGAAGCTTCGCCCTTGACCAAATAGAAACGCCTGCGCGGACGACGAACGCTGCCAAGCGTCAGGAGCGGGTACACGGTCAGCGCCGGACCGCGAGCGGACGCGTCTGGCCCCGGCCGGAACAGATGCATGTCCGAACAGGTCGCGAGTCATAATGACGCGCCTCCATCCAGGCGAAACCATGCAGCGGTCGCAGCACCATCAAAATGACGAGCGACGGTATAGACGCATGCAGGACGGTTCGAACCTGGAACTTTCACGCGCGCAACGACCTCGAGCACCCCTGAAGCACTAAGCCGACTGCATGCGTGCCGAGCAGCTACAACGCTAAGCCGGAGCTCCCGCGCAACCTCAGCCGAGGTTAATGATCGCGACGCCAGGAGTTCGCACACTTGGTACGCGACAGGCCCCAGCGCGCCCGCAGGCCTTCCGCGCTTTGCTCTCCCCGGGATCATTCCTCGCCCCCCAGGGACTGGAGGGTCACCCCCTCATCCGATGCACGCCGGACATTTCGAACCAACCGCAATAGCAGCCGGATCTCCGCATTCGCCTGCGCCTCGATCTCATCCGCCTCGTGGGCAGTAATCCGCCTATCACGAAGTGCGCCGGCAAGCATGCCGGACATGATTCCGCCTTGCTCAGAAAGAGTGAACCCCTTCTCCATGATCGCGGTGATGTCGCATGGCCACCGACCGCCAGGCGGCGGCGCGTCCAGCTCGATCGCGGCCAGCTCGTACTGGGCTGCGAGAGCAACGAGCCATCCGGTCGCGCGCTCTCGTGTCGTCACGTGGCGGCGCAGGTACTCAGTGATCAGCTCAGCGTCTTCAATCGCCAAACGTTCAGCAGGGTCGGACCCGTCAAGCTTCTTATAGAGCGTCTTGGGGGAAATCCTGCGCTCCCTGAACTCCGTGGCCCAGGCGCAAAAGCCGTTGATGCCGTCCGGAGCTGCGCGGAGCGCGTTGTAGATCGCCCCACGCCAATGCGAATCCGCATAGCGTTTCGTCATAGAAGCCTCCCGAAAATGGGGCGCGATTCTCGTAGATGGGCGGCAACGCGGCGCTTACCATGCGCACTCCCCCTACACTCGGACGCACAAACATGACTGACGCCCTGACTGAAACCGAACGCCTCCTGATCCACGCGCAGGAGATTGCCGCGCGCCACCTCGAGAACGCGACGGAACGAGCGGTGCTGGACATCTTTGATGAGCTGCGCGCTGAACGTGACCGTGCGCTGTGGCCGCCCGACGAGCGCGAGAGCGCGACGGTGCACTGAGCCATGGGCATCGAATTGGGCGCCCTGCCCCTTCCCCGTAAACTGGCTGCTCTCACACAAACCCGTTCTTTCGGAAAAGGAGCAGGACATGATCGACGTAAAAATAAGCTTCACGTTGAGGGCCAAAGCAGCGATCGACGAAACGACGACGCCATGGAAATCAATTCCCATGTCGCCAGAAATCGCGAACTTGCTGCCGAACAGGGGCGACGTGTTCACGATTCTTCCCCTGGACCCTTTGATCTTTGTGGTGGTGGAGCGTCTTTACCGGGTCGAGCAGGACCAGACAGTGGTGAACATCCTTCTCGATTTAGCAACGTCACCGAACAGTCAGGATTGACCATTCCCCGCATAGCTCGTGCGACCCGGCCGTTCTTCCGCATGTCGTCCAAGACGGCCTGCACAACGGCCGCCTGCAGATCGATAGACTCCGCCGCTCGGCGTTCCAACGCCGGCCGAATAAGCCAAAGGATGAACCGTGCATAGAGACCGCCCATCACGCCGCCTCCTGCTGGTCGGTCGGCGCGATCCCGCGGGAGCGCTTACGCTTTCGCAGCACATCCCAGCGGAAAGACGGGAGCAATTCTTCGCAACGAATGCCCGTCGCTTCCTCAATCAGGGGGCAGTGTTCTGAAGGAAGGGGCCGCTTCAAATGAACCCACTCGTGAACGCTGACCGCGCTGACCTTGAGAATGCGGGCAAGCGCCGCCTGCCCTCCGGCCAAGCCGCAGGCACGAGCTAAGGCTTCGTGTCGTTTTTTCATGTCCATGCCGCATTATTAGGCGACGCCTAATTGCTGTCAATAGGAATTGCCTAATGCGGCATCACAAGGCGAAAGTTAGGCAATGCTTAATGGAACTGCCCTAGGAGCTGCCATTAAGGCGGCCATTGATCTGAAGATCGCCAGCGGCGCTGTGCCCTCGCAGGCGGCAATCGCACGTCATTTCAATGTGAAGCCTCCGTCTATCCACGACTGGATCAAGAAAGGCTCGATTTCCAAGGACAAGCTTCCTGAGCTTTGGCGTTATTTCTCAGATGTTGTAGGCCCAGACCATTGGGGCCTTAAAGCCTGGCCGGATATGGGCTCGGCCGGTGTGGAGGAACGGGTCACCACGGACAAGCCGTGGCCCTTCCGGACGATCTCCGAAGACCAGATCCACGCTCTACCCGCCGCCCAGTTGAGCGCCCTTGAAGGCGCGATTGCTCTGGCCATAGCTCAACTGAAAATCGGCATTCAGGTCTCGCATCCGGCGCCATTGACGCCGCCGGCCGTGCTGTCACTACGCACGCATAAACCTGGCGGCTTGGTCGACATGGAGCATGCGGACGACGCCTTTCCTATGCGAATCCAAGGCCTCCCCCCTGCCCCGTGGGAAGGCGGAAATACAACACACCAAGCGGAGGCGAATCCCAAGATACGGCTGAGCACCCAGACTGGAGTGGTGGCCAATGTCGCCCCAGGCGAGCCATATGCAGCGAACGACAAGTTCGAAAAAGTACCGGAAATGGCTGACGTTCGCCTGGCCGCCGGCGACGGCATCGAGAACCACCTTGAAGAACAGACCGGTGTGATGCACTTCCGCCGTTCGTTCCTGCGCGCCGTGGGCGCGGATGCAGGGAAGGCTCGCGTCGTCTACGCCAAGGGCGACAGCATGGAACCCATCATTCGTGATGGGGCCGCCCTACTGGTGGTACCAAATGAAGATCTGACCGTGCGCGACCTCGCCGCGGGCGGCGTCTACGCCATCAACTACGACGGCAAGATGATCGTGAAGACGGTGACGCGTGACCGCCTGACGAAACAATGGGTCGCGCGCTCGTTCAACCCGGGGTATCCGGACATCCCGCTTGAGAACGGTACGCCAGTGCGGGTGCTGGGACAGGTTGTCTGGGCTGGCGCCAGGCTGCGGGATGACGAAGCGGGGCAGTGGATGCGCTCGTAGAGTCCTACAGTAGCCGGCATTGCCTTTTCGAAAACCTGCACCAGCATAAGTAAATCTGATGTTTGACCATGAGATTTCATATACGCCTGACGAACGGGCGCAGCGACTCGAGGATTCTCTGGCCGAATCACGCCGGCAGTCCAATGAATTGCTGCGCGCCATAAGCGTAAGGCTGACGCTAATCTGCCTGTTACTCGCCGGCATTCTCGGGTACTTGGTGCAGAAATGAATGCTCCAACTTCAACCGCCTGCAGGGTGCAGGCATAAAATCGGCAATCTATTGGACGCAAAGGAACCGAAGATGAGGGCTCTAGCTATCGTCGTACTTTCAGCAGTTTTGCTGCTGACCGGGTGCGCGCCAGGATCCGATGCTTGGGTGAACGCGCAGTACGGGAGCGACGGAATTTCTGTGGATGAAATGGACGCTCACAAAGGTCTGTATCGGGTATCGGTCATGAACACAGTCGATTTTGGCTGGAATGGAGACAACCCAGATGACCGTCTACGTGTCGCCCGGGTGGCTATGAAGAAGATTTGCGCAGATGCAACTCTCGTCTCAGAGGTGCCAATTCCAATGGGGTCTTACCTGGGATCGCGGGATCGGACTAAGTACTCAATGACCATGCGCTGTCCAAGCGGTCAATCAACTTCAGCGCAATCTGTGTCCGGCTGATCTGTCGTAGGCTTCGGCCACCATCACACCCTTAGCCACGCATGCCCGCCTCGAGCGGGCATTTTTATGCCTGCAAGAAAACAATTAGGCACCGCCTATTGACATAAAATTAGGCGACGCCTAATATCCTTCCAAGTTCTCACTACCCGGTGAGCAACAGGGAGAACAGCAATGCAGACCAACCAGCAGCAGGCGCTGATCCTCAGCACCGCCCAGGCCCAGGCCGCCTACAGCGCCATGAGCGCGCTGAACAACGTGGGCAACGCCACCGGCACCGTCACCATCCCGAATGGGGAGCACCAGGACCAAACCGGGTCGCCGTCCGTCACCTGGCATTTCGCCGGAGTGATCGTCAGCACGAAGTACGTTGGCCCCAACGAGTACTACGACAGTCAAGCCGCCTTCGCTGCCGCCTACGGCCTGCACGATGGTGCCGATCAACCGCTAGCACTGGCCCGCCGTCTGGCGTACCCGGAAGCCGGTGAACTGCTGATCCTGGACGATTACCGCAACATCGCGCGCAACATCCTCCAGCCGGACGGCGTCCGCGTCGCCTAACCCCCACCCGCCCCGGGTCCCGGGGCTAGGAGACATCCATGAAAAGCGCTTCCCTATGCATCGCAGCCGCGCTTGCGACGCTCGTCGCAGTCGCGGCCCTGTTCGGCTGGGCCCAAGTGATCGCCCGCAATGATCACCGCCTGTTCAAGGCCGATGACGAAAAGCGCACCCGCATGCTCGCCCGTAGCTGCGGCTCTCGCGGGCAACTGTGGCAAGACCCGCTCACGCGCCAATTCGCGTGCCTGTACGTCAACCCCAACGGCGAAGCGCTGGTGCAGAACATCCCGGACGCCCCGCTGCTGATCGTTCAACGCTAAGGAGCCCACACATGGCCCGGGAATTCACACGCGAGCAGGTGCTGGCCGCAGTTGCGAAGCTGGGTCGAGGGGTTCGCGACATTGACGTGCTGATGCGCAACCGCGCGCTGTGCATTTCGATCCTCAATTCTGCCGAAGTGCCGCCACCGAGCCGCGTCGTCCACCTGCGCCCGAAACATGACTGGCGAGCGCGGGCCGCGGGCGACGCCGAATAGCCAGTTTCCCAACCGCACCTAAAGGAGTGCCATGTCCACCAACTCCATCGAAGAAACCCTTCGACACCTGCGAGGCGGCTATCTGCTGTCCGAGCTGCAAGAGCAGCTCGCGAAGGTAGTGCAGGCCGTCGACGTGACCGGAAAAGCCGGAAAGCTGACGATCCAGTTGACGGTGAAGAAAGTGAGCCGTTCCGGCGCACTGGAGATCCTCGACAAGATCACGAGCGTCGCGCCCGAGGAAGCCCCGCTCACCACTCTGATGTATCCCACCCCCGAAGGCCGTCTGGCGCCTAGTGATCCTCGCCAGCAGGCCCTCGACCTCAAGACGCTGCCGAACACGGCCAGCAACCTCACCAACCTGCGCGCCATTGGAGACCAATAACCATGCCCGCAAACACCGCAAATCTGGACGAGCACATCAACATAGCCGAGACGGTCGCCCGCCTCACCCCGAAGCCTTTCGAGCTGGCGAACAGCCCCAACGGCCGGCTCTTCGCCGTGCCGGAGGGATACCAGATCCAGGACGATACCGCGCTGCAGAAGCTTCAACTGATGCCCACGCGCAAAAAGGGCGGCGTGCACTTGAAAACGCTCGACAGCTTTTTGCAGTACGTGAATCAGCATCGCCAGCCGCAGTCGCAGATTTACGTCAAAGTCAACGCGAAAAGCGCCGACGCACCGCTGGTTGTCACGGCCGTTCTGAACGATCACGTGCACGGTGACCTGTTGAACGCGGCCGGCTGGTGCGATTTCCGAGCAGTCCTCACGCCGGATTCCAGCCCCGAATGGAAAACGTGGATCGGCGCCAGCGGTGAGAAGATGAACCAGATGGAGTTCGCGACCTTCATCGAGGACAACATCCACTGCTTCGCGGGCAAGGATATCGAAGGCGGCGAAGGGTTCCCCTCCGGCGGCGAAATGCTCCAGATGGCGCTTGCCTTCGAAGCTTCGTCGGAAAAGCGCGTTCGTTCCGCCGTGCGGCTTCAATCGGGTGGTGTGAACATTGAGCACGTCGATACGGACGATGCGGCCACCGTCACCCGCATGCAGGCATTCGACCGCTTCCGGCTGGGACTCGCGCCATTCTGGCGCGGTGACTCCTACCCCCTGGAGGCGAAGCTGCGCTATCGCAACACGAGCAGCGGCCTGATGCTCTGGTACGACCTGGTGCGCCCCGATCGCGTCGTCGACCATGCAGTCGAAGAAACCCTGGCAAAGATCGCAGCCGGCACCACGATCACGCCGATTTTCGGGGGCATCGTCTGATGAAAAGCCGCAGCGGCCCCTATCTCGTTGTCGGCCTGGCCGGGCACGCCGGCGCAGGCAAAGACACCTGCGCCGACATCCTGGTCAGCGCCCATAGCTTCGCCCGGTTGGCGTTTGCAGACGCGCTACGCGTCGAACTCGCTACCGCGTTCGGGGTCGATCTGCGGCTTTTCACCGAACGCAGCGCCAAGGAGCGGCCAACCCACGAACTGGCGCTGCATCGTTGTTCGGACCGCTCTTTTGTGGACCTGATCCTGTCTCTCCCGCTTGGACTGACGCTTGACAGGGCGCTGAGTCCGCGCTGGGCGATGCGCCTATGGGGCACCGAGTACCGGCGCAACCAGTCCGGAAAGGACTACTGGATCTTGCGCGCTCACGAGGCCCTTGAATCGCTGCATCGAGATGGCTGGCGTCGGATTGCGATCACCGACGTGCGCTTCGCCAACGAAGCCGCACTGGTGCATTCGATCGGTGGTGAGGTGTGGCGCGTCGTCAGGCCCACAGCTGACGCCGTCCTGGCGCCGCATGCATCTGAGCAGGACGTGAACAGCCTCCAAAGCGACCGCGTGATCGACAACAGCTCGCATACCACCGCCGCACTCGCCTACGACGTCCTGTTTGCGTATCACCTCGCCACCCACGCCCACAACGAGATTGCAGCCTGAGCCCGCCGGGCAAGGCGAACGGAGTAGAAGAACCATGGCAAAGAACAGCATTGACGCCTACGGCGCCAGCGGCAAGAGCAACGTCCTGTTTTTCAAGCCGGAAGACCTCACGCTAATCACGGACGCCGGTCACCCGCTCTTCGATGAGCGCGTATTCCTGCCGCTGGACGAGGCGATGGTCAGGAATGTAATGGACCTGGGCATCATTCAGCCGATCAGCGTCTGGAAGGATCCCGAGCTTGGCAAAACTCTGGTAGTCGCCGGGCGCCAGCGCGTCAAGCACGCCATTGAAGCCAACCGCCGCCTGGAAGAGCAAGGATTGAAACCGCTGCAGGTGCCGGGCGTCATACGCCGCGGCTCTGCCATCAAGATGGCAGGCGCAATGGTGAGCGAAAACGAGATCCGGAAGGCGGACACCCCGCTCGGCCGCGCCAAAAAGATGGCGAACCTTCAGGCGCGTGGCCACGGCGATGACGACCTGGCGCTGCTTTTTGGCTGCAACGTGGCGACCGTCCGCAGCACCCTGGCGCTGCTCGAATGCCCCGCCGCTGTCCAGAACGCCATCGAGGCAGGCCAGATCAACGTCACACACGCGAGAGCACTCTCCAAGCTGACGCCGCATGAGCAGCGCGAGAAAGTCGCTGAACTCATCGCGGCAGGCCACGGCGCGAAGCCTCGCGAACGCGCCCAGCGGCAAGCACGCCTGATGGGCAACGCACCCCGCCTCAAAACTCGCGTCCAGATTCTCGCCGCGCTGGCGGCTGCCGAGGGCGATTACGCCAAGGCGCTGCGCTGGGTGCTGGGCACGGACACCGAAGGGAGCACCGCATGAGCAACCCACATCGCAGGGCTCGCAAAGCCCGGAACAAGCGCTACACCCCGCGCGCCGTCCGCGCACCGATGATCGTCGCCACCGATCTGGTCCTTCGGCCGGAGGAGGCGATCATCGACCAGATCAACCGTGACGGGACTGTCCATGCCGATGCGAAGGGCATTCCCCAGTTCCAGGCCGGGGACGGCTGCTGGTACGAGGCCGCCGGCGCAATCGAGGGCGTGATCTGGCATTTCGAAATGTGGTGCGTCCGGCATGGCGAAAGCCTGCCGCTGGACCCGCTGCGCGAACTGCACATCGCACTCAAGTACATGGTGCCCATCCAAGAGCGCACGCTGTGCAACCTGGGCACCGCAATGCCGACCCTTCGCCGCGCTATGTCCATGGCCGACCCTGACGACCAGGTCGACCTTCTGCGGCAGACACAGATTCGAGCCGAACTGGAGAAACGCTTATGAAATCCGATGCCTCCCATGGCTGGGTTGTCCCGCGCGCGGATGGCGCCCGCGCCAGATGCGGCGGCCCCGCCCTCTGCGCCACCTGCAAAACCGAACAGATGCACGAAGCCATGCTCGCCGGCGTCTTCGGCCAGCGTGCCAACAGCACTTCCACCGAGGAAGGCAACATGCCGACCGAGAAAAGCGATCACCGCCGCCCAGCCGGTCCCGCCGAAGCCGAAGCGCTGGCACGGCGTTTTGTCGGTGAGTACCTCACTGCGTGCCGCATGACCGACCGCGACCAGATGGGCAACTACCTGATGAAGCTGACCAGCGTCGCCGCAGTCCTGATGGCCCAGGCTGAAGGCTCCGCGAATGCGGGCGAACGCTTTGCCGGCACCGCCGCCTGGGTCCGCAAAACGATGCCGGCCACCCCGGCGCGACTGGAGCTTGTGCAATGACCCTCAGAACCGACGCCGCCCCGGCGGCCATTCAGTCCGTCTTGACCGACGCAGAACGCCACCAGCTGCTGACCCGGGCGAACTACCCTCACCTCCAGGAAGAGCCTGGCGCGTACCTAGTCAAGATCACCGAGGACATGGTGCGGTCCAAGCTGCTCGCCCTGGTCGCAACACAGGCATTTGCAGCCGGCGTGGCCGCCGCCGCCGACGTGCTCAAGAAACGCGCTGAAGCCTATCACCGAGACCACGGCGCGCGAGATCCAAGCACTGGCGCCTGGAACTACCCGCCGCGAGGTTTCGACTTGATGTGCGAATGGGAGGAACTGGAAGAGTCAATCCGCGCCGTTGCCGCCCAGCAGGGCAAAGGGGGTGCGTGATGCGACAGAACTACATGGGCCTGGACGCGGCCATCCTCGCCCGCATTCAGTTCGGGCACACCTTCGCCCATCAGATCGAAGGCGGGCGGGTTGTCGAAGAGGCCCGCTATTTCGCGTCGGTGAAGAACCCGGAGTTCCGTGTCATCGACCGCCGTCTCCAGGCGCTGCGCAAGGCCGGGAAGATTGCCTATGACCGGAAGAAGGGATGGCAGCTCGTGCCGGCCCCCGTTGCCGCCTCTCAGCAGCAGGAGGGGTGAGACGTGGGCCTCTACGCCGAATGGGAAGCACTGCTGGAGCGCCGGCGCCGCTACAACGTCAGCGGGCAAGACGGCAGCGACTTTGAGCAGTGGAAACAATCGCGCGGCATCCAAGCAGCCCCGCAACAACTGGAGCTATTCGAATGACCGACCACACCCCCGCCGCCCAGGCGGCCAAGCAGGATCCCATCAGCGAGGCAATCAGCATTCTGACGGCCGACGCGGCCAGCATCCGCGAATCCCATACCCCGCCATGCGACCGCGACGACTGGAATAGCGAACCGGAGACAAAGGCCTACTACGACCGCTTGCTGCGCGTTGCAGGCGAGCTGTCCAAGCTGCGCGCCCATGTAGCCGATGAGCGCGAGCTTATGGCCCTGGCAGATGCCGTGGTTGTGCAATGGCAGCGCGCCGACAAGATGCCGCAAATGGCATGGGGATTCCGGGAATTCCTGGTGGCCGGCATGCAAGCGCTGATCGACAGCAACCGCGTAACGCACGGCAACGACGCCCTGGTCGGTGCCCTGGCACGCTTGGCCTATTACTACGCTGTTGAACTGGAATCGGCCACGCGGAACGCCGACAGCGACCGGCTGGAAGGCATTGCCCAGCGTGTCACGGCAAAGCTGAAAGGGGAAATCCGCGCCGCCCTGGCAAGCGCCCCTATGGCCGGGGAGGCGCAGCCGGTTTGTTGGATCGAGAAGGACGTTCTGGAAAGTGTGCGCGACGAAGGCAGCGACGCCTGGGTGTACTGGCGTCCGGCCGGCCATGTCGCGGAGCATGACGAAATGCCTCTCTATGCCGCGCCCCAGGCCAGCGAGGCGGTGCGCCAGCCGGACTACACGCTGCAACATGCCGATCACATGGCGGTCAGCGCCGAACGGCTGATGGAAGCGATCAACGCCAGGGACGCGCTGATCATGCAGCGTGAGGAATCGGACGACGTTGACGACGAAACCATACATGACCAGCACGAGAACGTTTCCGAGTACCTGAACGGCATGCGCAATGCGATCTATGAATACCGCAAGCGCCGGAACCGCGCCGCCCTGTCCGCGCAACCGGGCGCGCAGAAGGGGCAGAGCGATGAAGCCTGATTTACAGCGTCTGGACGCCGTCATAGGTGCGGCCCAGCATCTGCGCGCCGCCCAGGCCGACTACAAGCGCAAGAGCGATCGCGCCCGCGATGCTGGCATGGATTGCTCGCCCAAGAAGCGCGAAACGCTGGCCACCTCTATGACCCTGGGCGCAATGGACGTGGAGCGCCACTGGGACACGCTGCACGCCGCCCTGGTCGATCTAGGCATCTGCCCACCGAAGGATGCTGCAGCATACGACGCCCGCGCGCAGCACCTGAGCGGATTTCACGATCATGCCTACCAGCCGGCGATCCCGGCAACTACTCAGGATTCCTTAATAGTTGGCGCGCAGAAGAAGGGAGTGAGCGATGCCTGATATCCGCATCAACTTCGGCGGCGCGCCGGCAATCCTCACGGTCTCAGGGGACTACAAGCCCGGTGACCCGCCGCCCACCGGCTATGCCGCGCAGGAAGAGTGGTTCTGGGTCCAGCGCCGGGCCGGCCTGCACCAGACCGAATGCCCGCGCTGCCGCCGCTGGGCCTTCCCCCAGGAACTAGCGCCCGGTGGCCACTTCTGCAATTCCTGCGCGCCCCACCCCGACAACAAGGACGGAGGCGCGGTGTATGGCTGAGAACTGGAACCAGGAAATCGAGCGGGTGAAGAAGGAGCTGGAGGCGGCGCGCGCAGCGTTGCGGCCGTTCGCCGAGTTCTACCCTTCTCTTCAAGAATGGCGTGGGGACCCTCGCGGGTGGCGAATACAGGAAGCATGGCCTAAACATCAGCCGGTCCTGCAAATGATGCACCCGATCGACATGGAGACGAGCCGCGTATGCCGCATCCACGTGACCGACTTCAAGCGGGCCGCAGAACTACTGGCCGACACCGACAACAAGGAGCAGTAA